GAACAAGTTGGTCAGAAACCATACGATGTCAAAACCTGGAAGTCAAGATTTAAGTACAAAGAAGTTAAATTTGAATTAGCTCCCGGTGCTAGTTACAATCATACGATTTATTGCTCGAATGTTGATATTGATTTAGCTCAATGGAATGATATTACTTATAAGAAAGGAATTACGAAAGGTATTCATTTGATTTGGAATTTCAAGCAAGTTGGTGGTGGAACAACTGGTGTTGATGCAGGTCTTGTTGGTATTGCAGCTACTGCTGCTCAAATTACTGTTAGATGTGATGCTCATTTTAAAATTACTTGTCCAGAGACTGCAATTGAAACCGAAAGTGTTGACAAGTGGTTTAGAGGTGTAACAGCTCTTGCTTTTGTTGCGCCGGCTATTAGTGTGTTTGATCGCACTGCTTTGGCGCTTAATGCTAACGTTTAATAAATTTATTAAGTTTCTCGTTCAGTTATATGAATTACTTCAAGTCTTCTTTCAAGTGCTCGGAATGTTTCTGCATCAAGATCTGGATACCATTCCCTTGGGTGAATGTTGCTTGTGAAGAAGAAGGTTTTTGCTTGGAGCACTTTTGTTGATCCTTTAACTTCCACACGCACTGGATAACGGTCGATCCATCGTAAGATATGGGAGATATCGATTGTACCTCTAAATTCATCAAAGATAACGCATTCTTGATCAGTGTAGCCATCCCAAAATTTGCTGCGAGGATCTTTATAATATGCGTTCGGGCCTGCTTGCTGCCAAGCTCGATACGACTTTCCAGTGCCAGTCGGGCCCCAGTAAACTGTTGCTGTTCGATCCATTGCAACTGGTTGAAGATAGTCTGAACGGATTCGACAGAGTGAAGGATAACAGCGAACAAATATATCTGCTGGGATTTCGTCAAGTGTTCCAGATTTAGCAAGATCTCTGATCTCTTCCCAGTCGGCGGAGGAGTTTCGTTTGAAAGGTTTTTTTCCGAATTCAAATGGTTCTCCGATTCTTGTTTCTTCTTTCCAGACATAAGCTTCTGCTGCTTCTGATCTGGTAAGCTCAAAATGTCCATTGGTGAGATTAAAGATTTCTTTGACTTGGTGTATGGACGCTTTTTTTTTGGTGACGAAGAAGAGTTGCCAATGACGGTAGTCGGTTGTTTCACCTTGTTCAAGTTGGCCTTTGAGGTAGTTAAGTCCTTCATGTAGAGCGGGTTCATATCCTTCTTGAGGGATGGTAGCGATCCAATAGGTTCCTTGTCGGCGGGCCATTTCATAGAAATACTTTTCTTTTTTTTTTATTTTGAAAGGTTTTTTTTTCTATTTATACCTGAGTCGGAAATTTTTACCCAATTAAATTTCAGAAGAAGGCGGAAGAATATTTTATTTTTCCGCAAATGTTTACAATTAGGGTACCCTAACCCTAACCCCTAACTTAGTGGTTTGGGCCCCTAACTAGGACTTGGGTTAGGCCTTGGGCATCTCAAGCATATCAAGATTAAGGGGCGAGAGAGCCTTTCTTGAAATTTTTCTAAGTATTATGATCTCCCCGCCCATAGGGCGGTAGCTATGTAAGACCCTGGTCGGAGACCAGTAGTATTACTTACATAGCGGGTTCTCGCTCGCTCGGAGTCTCAACCGCCGTAGGCTGGAATTGAGAAAATCAAGAGCAGAATGTGTGTTTCTCAGTGTTAAGATGGCTACTGTTCAGAAACGCAAGAGAACCTCAATGAACACGAAGTACGCCAGTAAGAGAGTGAAGCGTACGTATAACAAAAAGTTTGTTAAGAAAGCTACTAAAGCTTATCGTTCTGTTGCTCGTAAATCGAATACTATTAGTTCTTTGGTTGGGAAGAACCATGTAAAAGCTGGGCGAAAGTATGTCAAACCAAACCCAAAGTTGGATAGACGAATTAGAATTGTTGCTCAGAAACAAGCTATCAAGGATTTGCCAATTTATGACTGTAAGGAAACTTTTCTTGGATCTTTAGCCAATGTAGGTAATAACGAACAAGTTGCCACGGATGTATTTACTACAGGTATTGCCACTGCTGGTGGTGTTTCGTCTGGCGTATTTCATATGTTATCAAAACAAGAAATTGCGTCACTTATTCTTAAAGGATTTGCAGTAACAAATTCTTCTGCTCAACCTATCAAGTGTAATGTTCAGTATGCGAAGAAGATGTATACGATTACAAATAATACTTTTGCTTATGTTCAAATGAGTGTCTTAGAGTATGTTTATGATGATGATTCGAATTTATTGCCTAAGGATGAATGGTCTGCGGGTATCGCTACTTTACCTAAGATCACTGGTGGAGCTGCTCAGGCTGTGGAACAAGTTGGTCAGAAACCATACGATGTCAAAACCTGGAAGTCAAGATTTAAGT